ACTTGAACAGGTATTCTAATATATTTACTACCAATAATAGGGCAAGTTATTTGAGGAAGGGTAGTTAAATCACCTGTATCTACTTCAAAATTAACAGTAACAATTGCATTAATTGGATCAACTTTAATAACTGAACAAGGATAAACTTGACCTAATTGTTCTTGATAGGCAGATATTTTCTGTTCAGCAAAATTATTTAATGAAACAGCAAAAGGAGTTTTTTGAGATGAACTCATATTAATTAATAGTAGTAGGCAAATTAGATGGAACTACACAATCAACAATTGTAACCCAGCTATTACCATCAGATTGTCTATTGTTTCCAACACTACGAACACGATTAATTTGAAAAACACCTTGAAACGATATATTATTTCTTTGTTGAGTATTAGCTGATTCGGCAGTATTTACGATGGGTGATTTACTTGGAAAAATAATGTAATTGCCAACTTGTAAATCTCCTCTCATTGTTAATTTTGCTTGAATAGTTACATAATCTATCCAAGTTAAATTGCCAATAATATCTTGAAAATCAACTATTACTGTTTTTTGAGTAACAAGTTCTTCCTGAGAAGCTGTGCCATCATTTAAGAAAAATCCTCTATTAGTAGCAACAATACCAACTCCAAGGTAATTAGGTAATTTTAAAATGTCTTTACTGGTTTGATTTAAATATTTATTAAAACTTTCTAAATTAGTATATTTTGCAGATTGTGTTTCAGTAGCAATAAGGTTAGGACTAATACCACCAAGAATAACTAATTCAAGTCCAGTATTTTTTTTGGGATAAGCCTTTTGTAATGTATTTTTAATAGCATCTTCTAAAAATGTACCCTTTTCCCAAGTAAAATCTAAATTGACATTAGCACTTGGACTAACAGTTGAATTGGTAATAACTAAATCTAAAGTGACGAGATTACCTTGCCAATTTGCATACGATTGCAATATAGATCCATTAATAACCAATCCTTGTTGTGCTGGATTAGCAAAGGGTAAACCTTTAGACATTCCTAATTTTATCTGAATACTTGCAAATAAATTATTTGTGTAATCAGGGTTTAAATTAGCTGACTGATTTAAATCTTCAAAGCTAATTCCATAAATTTTTACATACCCTAAACCTTGTGGTTGATAATTCCAAGATTGTGGAATATCAACATCTATTTTTAATGCTTGAGTATTATTCATTCCATTGGAATATAGCGTACTATAACTTAATGGTGATCCACCTAATCCTGATTTTGGAACAATTGTAATATCGTAATATCTCATGGATTTATTTCAAAACTAGAACTGCTGACACGATAAACTAAGGTTGATGTTTTAAAATATCCAAACACTAAATTAATATCATAGTCATCAGGTGATCCTATAATAGGTCTACTGACAATCAAATTTCTTGAAGTATCGTAAATAGAAATATAGTATCTTGGTGAATATATATTCCAAGAACATACAGCTACATAAGTAACCCCATCTAATACAGGATTAAACTGAAAATTAGAAGTAGATTGAGGAGTAAATTGAATATAAGTTGTCATCAGAATGGATAGTATTGATCAACAGTTGGAGCAGAAGTTGGTGGAACATTATTCCATCCTGTACTTCCACCTAAATTGGGAACAGTAGGAGTACCATTTGTAATACTTTGCATAACAGTTCCTAAAGTTTGTTGTAAAAAACCACCTGTGCTAATTAAGGGTTGAACAAAATCCCATTGAAACATATATTGCACTTGTTTATCGCTGACACCACTTACATCTTTAATACTGGTTAAAAGACAGTTTGTATAAGTATATGCAGGTGTGATAACACTAAATGATCCACCTGAAGAAAGATGCACATCTAAAGCTAACTTCATAGCTGTCAAAATAGCTTGTTTATAAACATAACCACCATTACTTTGTGCTGGGCATATCATTAACATACTAATGTTTAAAGGCTGTTGAATAACAGCATTTGAAGCTACTTGCAAACTTGCAAATGGATATTCTGCTACTTGCCATTGTTGTAAAGTGCCACCGGGTAATGGTTTCCAATGTGCAAACAAAGATTGATTTTCAATACCCGGAACATCAAACAATTCTGTGATGGCAACAATAGGTAAAGTTTGTCCCGGTAAAAATTGTGCGATTCCATTTTGCAACAATACAGGGGATTGTTCATAAACAGCAGAAAAAATTGTTTGTGTTAATGAAGTCAATTTGCACCTCTTGGTGTTTGCAATTGCTGAGAAGAAGTAAATATATCATTACCTGTTTTGTTTTCTATGATAACTTTTACTTCTTGTACTGAGAAATTTCTTTTACCACTTTCAATCTGAGAAATTGCTGTCATCAAAGGTGCTAAAACATTTGGATCATTAAAATTTAAATGTTCACTTCTTTTATTTCCTGTTATTTCTTCAAGATTTTTAATGTATGCTTGTGTATCATTTTCGCTTGCTGGTGCATATAGTTTAATAATATCTTCTATAGTATCTAGTTTTTTATATCCTGCTGATTTAGATTGACCAGTTGCATAAAGTTTTAATTGATTTTCTAATGCTTTAAAACCTTCAGCATTGTTTTTAAATTTAGCAAAACCACCTTCTCCTAATTCTGCTCCAGCTTGTCCAACATATCTTAAATTACCGGGGTTAAAATTTCTTTCAGCAAGGGTTAAATTTTTTCTTCCTTCATTGGCATTTCCATAATAAATTTTATTAAATTCATCGTTTTTTTCTGAAGGACTTTTATCAATAATTCCTAACCATTTTGCAAATTTAACTGTGCTAGTTACCAATGCATTAATAGTAGCAAAAAAATCATTAATGTTTTGTTTAAATTGTGGAGTGGTTAAATATGTAGCAAAACTTTTAATACCTTTACCAAAATCTTCTAACCATGTTTTTAAATTAGGATTACTTAAAAATATTTTGATAGCATCAGCTATTGCATCAGATAATTTTCCTAAAGGTTCAGGCAAAGCATCTAAACCATCTATTAATGCAACTTGTAATTTTTGACTTGTTTCACCTAATTTAACCCAAAAATCTTGCCATGCTTTGTCAATTTTATCAAAAGTAGCAAATTGTTGATTACCTTTTTTAAGATTTTCAATAAATTCTTTAAATTCTTTTTCTTCTAAATTTCCTAATATTCTTAAAGTTTCATAGTCTATAACTTTAGTAACACCTGTAGCATCTAAAATACTTTTTTCACCACCAAATTGTTTAAATAATTGTCTACCTTTTGTTAAAGTGTCAGGTAAAAGTTCTGCCGCATTTTTCCCCTGTGTTTGACCTAAACCAAATGGATTTAATAAATATCTTTTAGTAATGTCACTTTGTATATCAGCCAAATTACCGAGAGTTTGTAGAGGGTTAATATACCTTCCACCATAAACTTCTGCTGATCGTAATTGACCAGTAGTGATCCCTAAACCTTGAGCAGTTCTTCTTTGACCACTGGTTGCAGAAGCTAAAGCTCCTAAACCAAATCCACCACCTATAGCACCTAAAGTTATAAATTTAGCAAAAGAAATAGCTGTATTTGCCATATTCCTTGCAATATTAGCTGTAATTCCAGCCATATTCTTTAATGCTTGTTCACCATCTTTAATAGATTTATTAAAATCGTCTTGTTTTTTCTTGGCATCCTGTAGGCTTTTACCTACACCTTGAATACTTTTAATACCACTGGTATTTGCTTTACCCCAATCTGTAGGCATTTGAGCAAGAGCTTTTTTAATTTTTTCAAATTCTTTAGCAAAGGCTTGAAATTTATCATCCAATACATCAATTTCAATAACTGACTTGGTTGCCATTTTTATTCTCTAAAATAGTGATTTATTATTAATTGCTTTAATTAGGTGTCTTTGCCTATATTCTTCAGCATCTACCCATTTACTACCAGTTTCTTCCATAAAATGCTTAAAACCCATATTACTCATATAATCTAAGATACTAGCAATGATTCCTTCATTTTCTTGCCAGTAGATTCTTTTTTGGTCAATATCGGTAAACCATTCTGATATTCCATAATATCGGAGAATGTAAGTTCCCAACCTCTTAATGCCCCAGCCATCTCCAAGAAAGAATTTTTCAGATCCTTGGGTGCAACCTTGGAGATTGCTGTAAAAAAAACGAGTGAACTCAATATCTCTGCTTCTTCATCTTCATCTATTAATTCTCTTTTAATTGCTGTATCTAATGCTATAGTTTCCCAGCCATTTTCACCAGTAACCATAATGTTTGTTAAACGAATAATTTCATTGACTAAACCTGCTTTAACCCCACCTGCACCATCCCAATTACCAGCTTGATTTGCTATTGCCTTCAAAGCTGGATAAGCGAGTTGAGGTGCAGATAAGGCTAAATGTTCAGCTTTATTATTTGCATCAAAACATTGACTAAATACTTTTCCTAATTCAAGATAAAACTGTTCAAATATCGCCCTGCTGATAGAAGAAGAATGTACATATATTATTCCTTTTTCAACAGTTTGAATTTGCATCACTAAATTCAACTTACGATCAATTTTCACTTTTTTTCCTTATTAAGATACTGCAAACAATGATGAGTTAATAGAGTAGACACCACGCAATCTAACAATTAATCCAGCTTGCGTACCATCAAAAGCCACTTCCTGAATACTTGATAAAACACAGTTATTCAATTGAAATGGTGATAATGCTACAGAATCAGGATAAATTGTTACAGATCCTAATGTAGTATTAGTTTCAATTTGAGTTTTATAAGCATTACCAAGAGCTTGTGTTCTCAATAAATGCATGGTGACATTTCCATAAATATAAGGTTCAGGACTGGTTACTGCTCCAGTTAAAGTACCTATTAATAAAGATGTATCACCATCAAATCCTAAACTAATGGCTTCTTTTGCTAAATAAGAAGAAGTTACATTGAGATTTGCAAAATTTGCGTAAACTACACTTGCTAGTAGTCGATTTAATGTACCTTGTACAATTTGTGGATTTGCCATTATTTATTCTCCTTAAACTGGAATGTTAGATGCAGTTAAGTAAATAGTAATGGAGCTGAATCCTCTTAATGGTACAAAGGTACAACTTAAACCTTTATAAATACCAACTGCATAGTCTGATGGATTTTGAGCTACATAAGTAGCAAAAGATACAGCATTGACTGTAGCAGGTGAGAGAATTAATCCAAACGAAATACCATTATTAACTGTTGCTTGAGCTACTTTTTGCAAAGTATTAATACCAGCCTGATTGTAATACAAAGGATTTGTAGGAGTATTTGATCCATTAATAATTGCACCAGCTAATGAAGTTGCAACATTGATAGATAGCCAATCTACTGAATACCAGTAATTAAATGGATTATCATCCATAAAATTACCACCTTCAATTAATGTATTACTGATTTGACCTTGAGCACCTGTAAATACAAAATTAGCTCCAGCCGCTAACACTTGTGTTTGTTGCGTTAGAGTTAAAGTTGAATAAGGTGTTACTGAATAAATATAAGTGTATTCAAGAGGTGAAGCTAAATTACTTGAACTTGGATTATATTCTAATGTTGCCCAAAAGAAAGCACTTGTACTAAATTCAGTAGCAGGAGCACTAGGACTTGGTAAAACAGCGAATACTGATTTAATTCCAGCATACAAATTATAATTTGCTAATGTAGTTGTTACATAGAAATACTGTTGAGCAGTTGTTCCTTCATATAACTTGTACATATTAATAGCATTTGTATTAGCATCCCATTCTTTAGGTACTAAATAACTATAGAATTGTGGAGTTGCTGAAGTTGCTGGCTGTCCAACATTTGCAGTAATGTATGTTTGTAATGCTGATACACCATTATTTACAGTGTTAGCTCCTAATTCAAGAATATAAACTCCCAAACTAGCACTTTGAGCAAAGAATGTATTTGCCATTGCTTGTAGTTCTACTGCTGAATTTAATTGAAATGTTCCAAGAGTTGATTCAGCACCGGGGTTTGTTGATAGTGGATAAGTAACAGTATTTGTTCCTGTTGCTGTTCCTGCAAATGTTCCATCGTATCCAATAGGATTTGTTCCAGCAATTACAATTTGTACTGTTGCACCACTTGGTATTCCATGAGGTGTTGAAGTAGTTACTGTTACTGTACCTGTTGCCCAAGTAATAGCAGTAATATTAATCGCTGGGTTGATAATTGATGTAAGACTACTCACGCTAGTTAATAGTTGAGTTGTACCTGTAGCTAAAGTAGTACCCCCTTGGCTAACAAATGCACCTGTCCTTTGAAGGGTACTAGGAGCACTCGCTACCTGCTGGGTTACTACTACATTGACAATATTTGGCATGATGCCCCCTTATTTAAACAATTAAATGAAGCTGATAGATACAACTTGACCAGTTCCTACTTCGTACACGATGCCATTTTTACAAGGAAAATCAATTGTATAAGTACCTACAGTATTAGGGATGACAGCAACTAAATTTGAAGCACTTGCTCCACCAATAGTTGCAGAATCATAAATTCCACCTGTTGTTGATCCTGCTGTTGTTACATTGACTTTAGCGATACGACCACCTGTTGATTTAACTAAAGTATTTGCTGATACATTCAAGAATGTATTGATGCCTTGTGCTGTAATTAATGCACCATTAATTACTGCTGGTTGTCCATTTCCAATTGCCATGATAACTCCTTATTTAAACTGTTAAACACATAAAAAAAAACTACACTGGTACAGTACCTCTTGTAAGCGTAATAAATGCTTGCTGTATCAGTTTTAATGCTACATCATTTACTGTATTTTGATAATAACTAACTTCAAAAATAATTGACTTTTTCTGAGCAATAATACCAAATTCAGGTTGAGTAACCTTTTCATCAAAGATGATAGGCATATTCATCATGCCAATGTTATCAGTATTCAAACTGTATTGATAGATGTAATTTACGAAATTTAAGGCTTCTTGATTTCTAATTCCAAATATATTGATTTTTACTGTATCTTTGGCTAATTGCTGAATACTTGATTGAGTTGCAATTTCATTTTCTCCTGCAACAGCATAACCAGCAACAGCATAACCAGCAACAGCAGTTTTACTTTGATTTGCTTTTGGAGCAATATTATTCACAATTGGGAATTGTCCAAGTGCTATTGTGGATTGAATATCTACAGAAGCATAAGGGGGTGAAATATTCTGCCCAACCAAATAGGATGGATACATTTGAAAGAATTGATTCAAAGATAACCAAATAGGTAAACTATTAGAAACAATCACACTTGTAGAATCAAAATCTGTCATCGAATTGATCAACTGTGTATTCATAATAGAATACAAAGCATCACCACGATAATGATATAAATCTGCTTGTTTATAATAGTTATCTCTACGACTGAAAGCAAAAGTTAAATCTTCATAATTCGCTACATATAACAAATTAGGATTTAGTAGATTGAAATCTTGTATGAGTTGTGGAGAAGTAAAAATAGTATGGTTATAAGCTGTAGTGCGATCTTCCAACTGATGCATTTCAGTATTAAAATGGAATGATCCATTAACTGTAATTTTCCTAGATGGAAGGGTACTTCCTTTGTTGTTAAATTCAGCAAAGCCATAAGTTAAGGCATTATAAATTGCTGTATCATTTAAAAGTGTTGCATTTACCCAAAAAATAAATCCGTCTAAAGGTAAAATTAACTTCACATACAAAGTAAAAGTAACCTGTTCATTTCCTGACAGAGTTTGCATACCTTGAGTTAAACCAGCACCTAATTGTGGTTTAGCTCCTGAAGTTTCATTAACTGTGGTCATTATTCAACCCATGCTTTTAAAGATGCTTCTAAAACTCCTGAATATATAAAAGAAGGTCTACGAGCATTTTTAGTTACTTTTCGTACTCCTCTTTTACCTTTTACATATTGCTTGGCTGATACATTTTTCATACGATAATTTGTACCATCGAGAGCGGCTTGTGTTGGTACACCTTCTATTCCAACATTTTCAACTTGTTGCAAATAGATCCACTTTTTTAAATCTTCTTCAATCATGGATGCACCAGCATTAATTGAATTTTGATAAGGAACTCCCAAAGCCATTTGAGCAATAGCTTGTTCTAATCCTTCTGCTAGATGATTCGCTATATTTTCAGTTTTATTATCAACAAATGCTGAAAATAATGTATATTTTTCTTCGAGTAACTTACCAACTTCATAAGTTGTTTTTTCACCATAAGGTTCAGGGACATCAATAACCCCAAGGTGCAATTTCATGTTAATCCCCAAAGAGTTCCAATAGTTTGCATAAAAGCTAATGCTTGTCTGCCATAAGGATCTTTAATTGCTTGTAAATCTAATAATTGTAGATTTTGTAATCCTTTGCCTATTGTCAATGTTTCACTGGTGGAAACATCGCTTGCAGAGCTTATTACTCCAGCTACAAAATTATTCATGCCATAGGCTTGTCTTGCATCAGCAAAAAATGTTTGACCTGCATAATCTTGTTGCCACTGTATTAATTGACTACCACCCCAGTTATACACAGTTAAGGTATAAATATCAGGAACAGTATTAGCAAAATCTTTAGGAACAATGTCCAATGCAATTTGAAAAGCATAGGCATATCCTTGATCTGTAGGACTTATGACTACAGAATTCAATCCCATTACAGCTTGTGACCAAGCTACAAAACCTGCTAATGTTGGTGGAGAAGTAATGGGATCACTCATAATCAAATTGTACCTAAGTTAAATTAAAAAATCATGCTTTTCTTGGTCTACCTCTACCTTTTGGAGCAATACCTTCTTTTACTACTTCAATGGTTTGTTCAAATTTAGGTTCATTATCAGCATAATGCTTTCTTTCTTCGATGATTTCCACTTCCAAAGGTGCTTTTTGCTTTAAACCCATTTGTTGAGCAGTTTCAGATATTTTTTGATCTGATGCTACTGCTGTAATTTTTCTTGCTTCAGTTGCTCTATCAATCATGGCTTGATCTCTTACAGAAATGCCATTTTCAATAGCTTCAACATTAACAGGCTTGTCTATACGATAAGCCATTCCTGAAAAATTACCTTTAATTTTATCTACAGGTACTAACCCATAAACCTCATGTTGTTTTATGATTTGATCAATTTCATCTTTTGATCCTTGAATCTTAACTTGTGATCCAGCCCTTATTCTTTCCATAAAAGGTCTTGGATTTTCAAACAACATATAAGTAAATTGATGATCCTGTTTTGTACAATTAGCTATATAAAGTTCCATAATATTTCCCCAGTTGGGTGGGTGACAGATGATGCGGCACTCCTTTTGAAAGTACCCTGCCACCCATTGTTACAAACTTGGCATCACACAAGTCTTAATACTATAACATTAACTTTTTGAAGCTGGTGATTCTGATGTATTATCTTTCGATACTTCAGGAGCAGGAGTGTCATTTACAACTGAATCGTTGTTTTTCTTTCCCATAAACTCACGAACTTCTTCCATGAATTTTTCCAATTCTCTAAGAACATTTTCAATCATCATTTTTTTTCCTTTAAAAAAAACCCCACAATTAAGTGGGGTTAGTCTACTTCGCACATGAAAATTAATAAGCCGCAGATAACAAATACATAGCTTCAGGTCTTAAACCCCAACCTGATGTAGATCTCATTGTGTATAAAGTTGTAATGCCACCATCAGGGATTGGAGTAGGAATCTCTGTAGGAGCAGATACATCAGTAAGCATCAATGAAGTAGCTGTTGTATTAGGTGTTAATGTAGCAAAAATGTTAGTGTTGATCTGAGCATTAGCTTTAGGGATGTTGAGTTCAGGAGCAATTAAAAGAATTGCGTCTGTACCACCAGCACCTTGACCAATCAAAGTATCATCTACTGCAAAACTAACATCATCACCACCTGCCCACTTAGCAACTGTTTCAACTAAACCTGCCGCTGTTTCAACACCAGCACCAATTCTTTGGAACTGAGTTAATGAAACAACACCTGAATAGCTGATTTGGCTAATAAAGCGTTGTGGAGCTAAGAATACTAAACGCAATGGCTGACCAATTTGCAATGTATTAGTCTTTAAAGTACCAATCATATTCAATAGGTATTGAGCCAATTGTCCTGAATCCCACTTAGAATAGCCTGTATTACCATTAGTATCAGCACCTAAAGTAGATGTTGTAATACCAGCAGTATTGAGCAAGCCTTCACCATTTGAAGGATTGTATCCAAATAACAATGCATTACGCAATTGTTGAGCAATACCTTGACGAGCCGCAAGTCGCATAGCTTGTGGTAATGCATAACCCCAAACACCAGTAGCCGCTTCATCAAAGTTATCATACTGTGCTCTAGTTTGAACACGATATGTAGCAGTGCTAATCATAGAAGGAATGACTGAAGCACTTGGCAATTGGTTAAATTGAGATTGGTTAGCTTGAACCTGAGTTGTTACTTGTAGCTTTTTAGCATACACATACAAATCAGCTTCACCCAATCTTGGCATTGGATTTTCTGTAGCAAGGGTTGTAAACGCACCTGACGCTAAACTGTACTGCATAATCAGTTCAGGCATCATATAGTGTGGGTTAGCTGTTACAAATGAGGGAGCAAAGCCTGACATAGTAAAGTTCCTTTATTAAATTAGGCAAAGAGCCACATATTGATTGTAAATCCAGTTGGCTGTATTTGTTCCTGAACTATAGGAAACAGTTTTATTGCCACTGGTGCTAACTGCGATAACCTTTACAGGGAAAGCAGATTGTGTACCGGGTTGTGTTGTTGTTACCCAGTTGTTTGTGTAGTTAAAGTAAACAGTAGTTGTAATCAATTGTCCATCAATACCTACAGAAGCAGGATCAAGAATCAAAGGAATACGAGCACCACTACCAAAACGATAGAAGTTTACTGACATACCGGGGCTGTATAAAGGTGCTGTACTTTGTGGAGTAGTGATACCTGCATAAGCCTGATTGTAAACTGCAATACCTGTTGGATTTGCAGAGCCAGTAGCTTGAAGAACTGAAGAACCAAGAGTAGCAGTACCGGGCTGTACATTACCTGATAAAGTTCCTTGACCATTTTGTCCAACAGCAGAGAATTCCTGAATTGGAATACCACCCCATAATGGAGTAGTTGCTGATGTTGAAAGAATACCACCAGCTAAATAAAACTTAACTGCTGGATCATCTTGTGCATCACCTTGCGTAAAACCAGCAGAGTTGGTATTAAATAAACCACTCGCATTGGTTGTTTGCATAGGATTTAGTGAAATGAGTGCTGACATAATCTAATCCTTATCTTTTGAAGTTGTTGAGGTTGAATTCCTTAACTCTTTGAGCAGGAACTTTAAAAGCATCTAGCCAACCAAAACCACCTTTGAACTTGGTAATAGTACGACCTGAAGCATCTCTTTCCTTAATTTCATATTCTGCATCATTAGCATACAAAGTAGGAGATTTAGCGGCTTTCAATGCGTCATTGAAAATTTGCTTTTCTGCAATAGAGAGCATCTTTTCACCCTTGATTTCTTTAAGAAGATTTACATCTTTATAAGTATCAGAGTATGCCTGTAATCCACGCAACAAACGCTTACGATAAGCAATTAAACTTTCGCCTTGTAATGGTCTTGAAGCAGATTTGCCAAATGATGCAAATACTGAATCAGCTTTAGCTTGAGCATCAGCATATTTTGCTTCTTCTTCATCCATTTTCATGGCTTCTTCATCTTTCTTAGACATTTTTTTGTCATCGTCATCATCGTCATCATCGTCATCTTTTTTGAATTCCATGTGACCGGGATGTTCTACTTTACCTTCATCATCAGGCTTCATTTCTCCAGCCTTTCCATGTTCTTTAGGATCAGAGCCTTCAGCATCCATGCGATCATCATCTTCATCTTTACGCTTTTTAGCATCCATCTTTCTTTCCATGAATTTCTTGGCTTCTGATTCTGATTCTTCTTCATCATCATCGCACATTGCATCATCATCGTCTTTTTTGGCTTTCTTTTTGTCAGCCGCAGTAACCAATGGTGGTGCGGGTAAGTTTTTTTCCATACTATCTACACGATAAGCAAGATTGCTCAAGGCTGATAGAATGGCATCTAATTTTTCACCTTGGGCATCTGCCTTTGGTGCATTTACATTTTCATTCATATTTGATACCTCAGGGTTAGTTA